AGCAAATGGAACCGCCGGTAGAACTGAAACAGCGGCAACTCTAGGCGATCTTGCCGCGGGTTACGACTTGTTTAAATCGTCTAACGAAATTGATATATCGTTTGTATTACAAGGTAAAGGCGATGATGCTGCTAACCTTGCCACTTACATTATTTCAAATATTGCAGAATATAGAAAGGATTGTATTGCGTTCATATCACCAGCAAAATCTGATGTGGTTGACGAAAGCAAAACAGAAACTAAACTATCAAATGTAATTGCATATCGTAATGCATTACCTTCGTCTTCATACTCAGTAATTGATTCTGGTTACAAGTATAGATACGACAGATATAACGATGTTTATAGATATACTCCACTTAACGGCGATATCGCTGGTCTTGCTTCAAGAGTTGAACCTTTTGAATCACCCGCCGGTTTCCGTAAGGGCGTAATTAAGAATGTTGTTAAACTTGCATTCAATCCTAATAAATCTCAAAGAGATCAATTGTATAGTAATGAAGTTAATCCAGTAATGAGTCAAGTAGGACAAGGAATTGTTCTGTTTGGTGATAAGACTGGTTTAGGTCAGAACAGTGCATTCGATAGAATTAATGTTCGTAGATTGTTCATTGCTGTAGAAAAAGCAATTGCTAATGCCGCACAATCATTCTTATTTGAATTAAACGATGAATTTACTCAAGCTCAGTTTAAAGGAATTGTTGAACCATTCCTTAGAGATATCCAAGGTAGACGCGGAATTGTTGATTTTAGAGTCGTGTCAGATGCTACGGTAAATACGCCTGCGATTGTTGAGCAAAGCAAGTTCAGAGCTAATATCTTTATTAAGCCTGCGCGTTCAATTAATGTTATTGAACTTACCTTTGTTGCGACTCGAAGTGGTATTGAGTTTGAAGAAATTGTTGGCTCGCTAACATAATAAATATTTTAAATAAGGAGAATAAGAATGGCATTTAATATAAATGAGTTTAAATCACAGCTTACGGGCGGTGGTGCTCGTTCCAATCTATTCCAAGTGCAAATTCTGAACCCAGTTGATCCTTCGGCCGATTTTAAATCTCCGTTTATGATTAAGACTGCTGGATTGCCTGAAAGTACAGTAGGGCAATTTACAGTTCCATATTTTGGTAGACAGGTTAAGTACGCTGGTGATAGAACATTTGCAGATTGGATAGTAACAATCATTAACGATGAAGATTTCTTAGTACGTAATTCGTTAGAGGCATGGATGAATGCAATTAACTCGCATGATTCTAATACTCGCGCTTTACCACAGGATTATAAATCTAATGCGTTGATTACTCAATACAGTAAAGATGGTAATGCATTACGTTCGTATGTGTTTGAGGGGTTGTTCCCAGTAACAGTGGACGCAATTGCCATGGATTGGTCGACAAACGATAGTATACAGGAATTCGGAGTTACCTTTGCTTACGACCTATGGAAAGTTGAAGGTAACACTGGAAATCCTACTACATAATAATTAATAGGTGATATCTTGAAAATTTTTGGATTTGATGTAAAGAGGACAGAAGAGGAAACCAATTTGCCGGTTTCCTTTGCTGAGCCTTCTAACGATGATGGAGCAATTACCGTTGGTAACGCGCTCGGTGGGTTTTATAATACAATTTTAGATATGGAAGGTTCTGCTAAAACAGAGTCTGAGCTTATTACAAAATATCGTGCAATGGCAATGCAGCCTGAAATTAACCAAGCTGTTGACGATATAGTTAACGAAGCAATTAGTGTCGATACTAATGATAGAGTTGTAGAAGTCTCATTGGGAGAAACTGATCTATCTGATAAAGTAAAGAAATCAATTGTTAAGGAATTTGATAACATACTTGCATTATTAGACTTTACTAATAACGCATATGATATGTTTCAAAAGTTCTATGTAGATGGAAGGCTAAATTACCATATTGTAATTGATCCACAAGATATTAAGAAAGGTGTTATTGAATTAAGATATGTTGATCCACGCAAATTAAAGTTAATTCGTGAAGTTGACAAAAAGAGTAAAGATCCTCATTCAGGCGTTCCGATAAAGAAAGTTAAGAATGAGTATTATATGTATTCAGAGTCTGGGTTTCAGAATGCAACTTCAGGTGGTGGTAGCAGTACTACAGGAATTAAAATATCGAAGGATTCTATTGCTAGAGTTACTTCTGGCTTGATGAATGAGAGTAACAGTTTAGTTCTTTCTCATTTGCATCCTGCAATTAAGGCACTAAATCAGCTGCGAATGTTAGAGGATGCAGTAGTAATTTATACTTTAACTAGAGCTCCTGAAAGAAGAATTTTTTATATTGATGTTGGCAATTTGCCAAAGAATAAGGCGGAGCAATATTTACGTGATATGATGGCCCGTCATAAGAACAAGCTACAATATAATGCTAGCAGTGGTGAAATAAGTGATTCTCGCAAAATGATGACAATGACAGAAGACTTTTGGTTTCCTCGGCGTGGTGGTGAACGTTCTACAGAAGTCGACACCCTTGCTGGCGGTAGTGCACAAGGATTAAGCTCCGACGAAAACATGCAGTACTTTCAGCGTAAACTGTATAAGTCACTAAAGGTGCCTATTAGTCGTTTAGAGCCAG